CCAGCCCTTGATGTCCTCGACCTTCTCAGCCCAGGTGGTCTCGGTCAGCCAGTCCCAAGCGTTGCCGGCGATGTCGATGGCCCACTTCCAGCCTTCTTTAAGCGCCTCCCAGATGGGCTTGATGTAGTTGTCCCAGGCGTCGGTCGCCGCCGTGCGGATGCCCAGCCAATCGTTTTCCCACGCCGCCCGGAACAGGGCAATAGCACCTATGGCAATGGCGGTATAGATGACGATAGGCGAAAAGACCAGGCTCAACAGCCGCCCGAATGTGCCCAGCAAAGCACCCGCCTGCGAAACGGCCGTGCCAAGGACACCCAGAACACCAACGGCGCCCAGCACGGCCCCGACCACGACGGTCCACCGCACCGCGTGGGCGCGCAGGGCCGGGTCGATATCCTGGATAGCCCCGATGATGTCCTCGAATATGCCGACACCCGCCTCCATGACGGGCAGGAACCACACGGCCATCTCGCGGCTAGCAGCAGAGGTGCGCTCCTGGAGGACGGCCATGCGGTCGTTAAACGCCGCGAGACGTCGAACAGCCTGCTCGTCCATGACTAGCCCGAGTTCGCGGGCCTGCTCGCGCAGCTCGCGGATGCCCCTGGCGCCCTGGGCCATGAACGGCACCAAACGACGGCCCGCGTCACCCATGATGGTCATCAGCACCGCGGACTGCTCAGCCGTCGTGCCCAACTCGGCCACGCGGTCGGCCACCTGCATCAAAAATCCGTCAATGTCCTGCAACCCGGCTCGCACCTGCTCCTGCGTAAAGCCCAGGCGCTCAAACCCCTTGAGGAAGGACGAATTCCCGGCCGCCGCCTCAGCGGTGCGCCGAACGAACGCGCGCAGACCGCTCTCCAATGACGCGAGATCCGCGTTGCTCTGATTCGCGGCAAATGCGAGTTCTTGCATCTGCTCGACGGCGATGCCCGTCTGTGCAGCCACCTTGTCCATGGTACTGGCGTAATCAGCGGCCCGCTTGGTGGTCAAGGTGAGAGCTGCCGTTATGCCGGAAAATACCAGCGCCGCCCTCTGGCCAACCTGTGTCACACGCTGGAAATCAATCTGCACACGCTGGCTAAACTGCTGGACCTTCTGCTGGGCGCGCTGAAGTCCTTCGGAGAAGCGCGCAGTACGGGCGGATAGGTCGATTTGCAGGTTTGCAATAGTCGCCACGATGCGCTCCTCCTTTCAGGTACTAGTAAGAGGCGAAGGGGATTTAACCCTTCGCCCTTTGCTTCTTGAACGGCCTAATGAATTCTCGCCAGATACGGGCGCTGGCCTCCATCGACCGGGGGCGTTCACGGCCCAGCAGGTCGTGCGGCGTCAGCAGCTTACGCTTTCGCACGTCCTCGCCAAAGGCCGGCGTCCGGTGGTTGATGATGTTGGCCGCGTGCCAGGCCAGCGCTTCCATCAGACGGTCATACCGCCGGCGCCGGCCCTCCAGCGCCAGCTTAAATTCCCGCCAAGTCATGCTCCAAAACACATCGAGAGGGATGTCATGCTCCCAGCACAGCCGCTGGTACTCGTCGTAGGGCAGGCTCTGCCCCTCCGGGGGCTCTACGCTTCCCCCTCGTCATCCTCGCCGGCGTCGGCCTCGTCCTCGGCGTCCTTGGGCTTGATAAGCCCCGCCGCCTCCAGGCCCTCGAAAATCTTGTCAATGTAGTAGTCGACCTTGGCGACCTCGAGCTGCTGGATCGCCTTAGTCGCCGCACCACGTCCATTGGCCGGGTTGGATAACCCGGCGATCAGGGCTTCGCGAATAACGTGGAAGCCAATGTTACCCTCGCTCAGTACCTTGAAGAAGCTCTGCCCGAGCCGCTGGTCCAGCTGCGCCAGTGCGTTGAAGTCGTAGCGCAGCTGATACGTCTCGCCGCCGATTTCGATGGGCACATAGCCCCGCTGACGATTTGCCATGGTATCCCTCCGTTAAATGATGGAGGGGCGGCCACGGTGCCGCCCCGTCTTAGCCCGCGACAGGAGTCTGCTCGCCCGTCGGCTTGAGCGTCACCGACAGAACGAGGCCGCCCTCCATCTCCGCCGTAACCTGAGCATTCATGACCACGGCGTCAAACTGCTCAGGTTGGGCGAATGCCGGATGGTCGACCTCAAAGGTGAGCGTTTGCCGCACCGATTGGCGAAGCGTCTGGTGCGTAGTCTCCGATGGGTCATAATAAAACTCTAGCGTACGCTCCACCGTATCAATGAGCCCGCCCAAGTACTCCCGGCGCCCGCCGGGCGAATCGTGAGCGGTCACCTCAATCTGCTCCGCTTGCTCCTCGGCCAGAACGGGGTCNCCCCGAAGGCCGGGAATGAGCGTCCTCGTACCGCCCTCCACCAAATAGATTTGTGCACCAAAACCCGCATGCTTAGGCATTTATTCTCTCGACCTCCTGATTTCGATTTCCTCACCGCCGTACTCCTCGGCGATGGCCTCCATAATGCGAGTCGAGAGCCGATGTGTCAGCTCTGCCCGCTCAGGACCTGTAAGCTGCTCGGACCAAATCTCCAAGGCGACAAAAAAGGTGGCCACTTGGCCACCCGTGCCTGGGATTACCCTGCCTCGCGCTGTCTCAAACTCAACCCTCACGACATCACTCCCCAGCACGTACCCGCACACTCAGCGGCACGTGGTAGACCTTGGCGTCCGCGTCGTACTCGTCCAGATCGCCCTCGATGGTCACGCCATNNATNGGCGGATCGCTGGAGTAGTCGATCCAGCCGTCCAATGCCCGCCGCACAGCCGCTGCCAACGCCCGCACCTCGGACCATGTCTCGGCCCAACACGAGAGCTGCACCAGCGGCAACGAGGCCCCGCTAGAACCCTGATGCGACGTCAGGCGCCGATTGCTCACCCGTTGATACGTGATGGCCGGCAGCGCCGCCTCCGGACCCTCATCGGGCCGACCTCCNACCGGAAAAATCCGGGTGCCGACCAGGGCGGACACCTCTGGCGAGGCCAGCANGCGCTGGCGCACCAGCACTTCAACTTCTACCGCCATGGCATCACCACCGTTACTTCTTGCCCTTGGCCTTCGCGGCCGCCTGGAGAACGGCCTCGCGGAACACGTCCCCGGCTTCCTGCACAGCCCGTGCGCCAACGGCGTCCAGCGCCGGCCGCAGCCAGGGGCGNGCAGGCATTTTGTAGGTGCCCGTCTCATGGAAATTGAGGTAGAACCCGTGGTCCGTGGCACCNANGGCGAACGTCGCTCGGTCGGGCCACCGCTCCACGTTGATCCACTTGATGGTCTTGTAGGCGTGCCCCTGCCCCGGGTGACTTGGTCCGCCAGGGTGCCGCGGTGCCCGCCGCCGGGCTTCTTCACCAATGCGCTTGGCCGCTACTCTGGCNGCCTTGGTGACGGTAGAGCGCTGGGTGTTGCGGCGCATAGCCTCAAAGGCCCGCAACACCGTCTTATGGCCCTGCATCTCGAAACGGATTTCCATGGGCCATCACCGTCCAACGCGACAGGCTCCTCACCAGCGGCGTGCGTCACATACTCCACCTCGTGAGTCGTGATCTCGTCGAGGCTTGCCTCGATGCGAACGCGGCGAATTCCCCTGACCTTCTTGCCGTCGATATAGAGCGCCTTATCGTTTAACCCTGCGCCCTGCACGAAGATCAGCTTTGGCACTTCGTCAAACTCAAGAATGACGCGCTTCTTGAGGTTCATACGTCCCCCTCCCTTTCCCGGGGTCACTTGTTTAGAGCGGCTGCACAGACAAGCTCCGTCATCTCGCCCCGGTCGTAGGTGCGGATGATGTCGTAGCGGCGCCCCTGGTACCGCAGCGCCCGCTCGTCCTGGTACTCGAACGAGCGGACCTCGAACATGACCTCTGGCTGCAGGCCAGCCATGTGCGCCGCGTAGAACTCGCTCTGCCGCACCGACCGCCGGTTGGCGAACACCTGCCGGGCCGTCTCGACCTCCCGCATCTCGCCCGTGAGCGGGTCCTGCTCCAGCGTCCTTGACAGAAGCTCAATCACATCCCTAAATAGCACCGCTCACGCCTCCTTGGGCGGCAGATAATCTTGCGAGAGCGTCAGGGCGGCCACTAGGTGCTCGTAGGCACGGCCCAACCGCTCAGCGTCGGGATTGTCAAACCCGAATTCAGCCTTGCACTTGACGACAATGGCCCGCTTGATGAGTGGATCCAGCTCGTCATCTGCTGCGTCCACCTTCGCCGGATCAACGCCGGCGCGCTTGAGGTCCGCTTTGGCCGCCGCAATCAGATCTTGCACCTCGCCGTCATAAGCGGTGGTGCCGGGGCTGATGCGGAGAGCCACTTTGACGTCATCGAGCAGAGCCATCGTCCGTCACCTCAGCGAAAGTGAGCGCCGGGCACCAATCGGCGCCCGGCGCCACGTCCTTACTCGTCGCCGTTCCCGTTCGGCTCGGCCTTCTTCTTGATGAGCACCACGCCATTCGGATCGGCCAACTTGCCGTCCGCAATCATCGTGGCTTTGGAGATCCATTCGTCCGTGTTCTCGTCAAAGTAGCGGCGGAACGTGATCCCCATGTTCGAATTGACCATGTAGTCCTCCAATCGGACCAGGATTCCCACGACATCACCGACGCCCGCCTCGTCGATGGACGGCAGCAGGTCCTCCACCGCGATGACCTCGCGCCCCAGGAACCGCTCCTCGATGGAGCCGTCCAAGCCGTAGTTCACACGGGCAATGGGCTGACCGGTGCTGTCGACCATGCCGACGATATACCGGTTCCAGTCGGCGTCGTTCAGGATGAGCACCACGCCGGACCGGTAGGACCGCGGCACCTTGGCGAACACGCCAGGCCACGTCTCGTACTTGCCGAAATCGGTCGGCGACAACGACACGATCCGGTTCGCCGGGATGCTGTGGTTCACGATGCCCAACGGCTGGCCGGTGCCGGAGCCCGAAATAATGGCCTTGTCCAGCGCCCTGACCATCGCCTCGGCGATGTTGTCGGCAATCGTCTGTTCGAAGATAGGCAAAGCCACGACGCTGGCTACGAGCTCGACGGCGACCCGCACCTGCAGCTTGTGGTAGGAGAAGCTGATCGTGGCGTTGACCGTCTTCTTCTGTTTGTCCGCGACCTGGCCAGCGGCAAGCCAAACGGCCGTCGGTTTAACAGTCGAAACAGGGATCTCCAGGCCGCCCTGGACGCTGGTCTTGGTGACGCGCGACCAGATGCGACCAACCTCCTCCATCTTCTCCACGATCCGATTCAGAATCGTGGTCGGGATGACGGCGCCAATGTCCGAAGGCAACGTGGTTTCGTCGGCCCGGAACTCGAGAATATCGTTCTTGGCGCCCCGGGTGACGTACTCCATGAACGCCCGGCGGTACTCCATGGTATCGTACCGGTCGACGGCACGGGGCTCCACAGTGGCCTTCTGCACCGACGTGGAGTCGATCACCCGGACTTCGGGCGCCGTCCCGGCCTCGATGCTAGCCGCCACGTCCAGGCGCCGGCGCAGCTCCTTCTCCTCGTCGGCCAGCCCCTTCAGTTCCTTTTCCAGCGCGTCCAAATCAGCCTTCTCGTCGTTCTCCAGCAGGCCACGAATCTCGGCCTTGCGAGCCTCGATTTCCTGCAGTCGCTTCCGCAGGTTCATGTTTTCACGCTCCCTTACAAGTAGGTTTGAAGGATCAGCTTGCGGCGCCGCTTCTTAGCCGCCTCCGCGGCCCGGCGCTCGGTCTCCACCTGCGCCATGAAGTAGCTCCGCGCGCTGATGTAGGTATCCTGGTACGCTGGGGTGTCCACCGCCGAGACGTCCCAAATACGCTTGAATCGAAGGATGCGCCGGGTCCGGGTGTCTCGGTCGTAGGAGTCCTCCGCGACCGTGAAAGCGAAGGACATCTTGTCGATGTCGCCCCGCTTGATAAGTTCGTACAGATCCCGGCCCGCCGTCGTGTTGGCCAGCTTCGCCCGCACCAACAGCCCCTGTTCGTCGGGAATCAACTCCAATGTCCTGTTCCGGGTGCGGGCCATTACCATGACACTGTCGCTGTGGTTGTACTTGAAGGGTACGTCCTTGAGGTCGGCGCCCTCCAGTGCTCCGCGGGCAATAACCTCGTAGTACTGGACGCCGTCGATTTCAAACAAAACGGTCGGGCTCTCGTAGACGATGGCCCGACCTTCGACAATCATCTCGTTAGCATCGCCCGCCGGCTCGATAGCCCGCAGCTCGGCCATGCGGATTTCCCGCTGGGGCCGCGCCGCCGCCCGCTCATCCCACTGGGCGAGACAGACGGCGTACCGCTGCGACTCGTCCGGAAACTCCTCCTGCATGGTCTCGTCGGCCATGCAGCGGTCGATGAATTCTTCTTTGGTTTCGCCGTCATTCGGCTTGGGAAGCGGCATCGCCATCGCCTCCTTCGTTGGACGGCACNGNNCCGTCCGTCTCGTCCACCGGCCGTGTATCCAGCCTGCGAATCGGAATGTCCCCACCAGGAACTGGCGGCAGATTGAAGACCTCCGCCAACTGGTTCGGGGTCATGATNCCGCGGTCAACAAGCTGGACGAGCTCCAGCTTCGTTCTCACGCTGGCATACTGCAACCTGTTGGCCTCAAACACGATCTCGTTGCCGTGGCCGATTTCCCTGTCGCTGAACAGCTTGGTCGTGAACTCCAGCGACATCTGCACGGCCAGCGGCTCGATGGTACTCTCGTAGAACGCATTCCACTGGTCCTCGGTGTAGTTGCCCATCACAATGTTTTCGTTCACGCCGAAATACCTGAACACGGCGTCCCGAAGCTCCTTCATCTGGGCCGCGTTCACCATTTTGGGCTCGGTGTTCAGCGGGATGTACTCNGCCTTCGCGTCCAGGGCCGCAATCCCGCCACTATTGCTCACCGTCAAGTACTCCTTGACGAACCGCTCACGCTGGGCCTCGATGTCCGACTCCTTGAGCATGCCTTGGAACTTGAGGATGCCCCGGAGCGCGGCGCTCGTCTTTACCGCCTGCGCCAGCCCCTCGTTTGTCGTGTGGATCGCTGACAACGTGGCGTTGATGGGCTGGTTCGGGCTGCCCAGCAAGTCATTGTTGTAAAAGTGCCGCCGCAGGTGGATAACGTCGCTGTAGGGCAGCACCACCGTGCCGCCCTCCATGAAGACGAACTTCACGTAGAGCGTCCCGGCGCTGTCCTCTAATAGCTCCGCCGACACGCAGTTGACCGGGTATACGGCCACCAGACGCCCAGCTTCCCAGACAGGGTAGGCCCAGGCGTTGTTGTCCAGCATCAGCGTCGTGACCAGCTTGTACAGCAGGTCATAGGCCGACATCCGCGGGTTAGGGCGGAGCGACAGCACCCGCTCAATGTCACTGCTCTTGACGTGGATGACCTCGCCGTTGACTCGGCGAATGTGTTTCGCTTTCAACTTGGCCGCGTTACGGGCGATAGCATCCACCGCAGCCCGGACAACGTCAGCCTCATACGGCCGTTCGCCCCATGGCGTGAAGATGGGCGTGTAGCCGGCCATGACTTTCACCTGGGTGAGCCCGGCGCGGCGGCCAAAGAAGCGTCCAAATAGCCGTTGCAACCAGTTGCGCTGTTCCACCGGGTCACCTCCTTAGATGAGCGCCTTGTAGTCCTCTAGCTTCCACTGGAGCACCGTGTAGGCAATGATAAGCGCCACCGCAGGGTCGATGCGCTGGCGCTTGTTCTGGCCCTTCACGGGCCGGATGTTCTCGTTCTTGTCCATCTCAACGGCCAGGTTCGTCAGAGCCCACTTGAGCAGTGGGTTGTTGTTGTAGTTGATCCGCTTGGCCGCCAAATCAGCCTTGAGCAACTTCATAGGCGCCGACAGCGTCTTGGCGCCCATGATAACCGGCAGCAGGTTCTCCTTCCTGGTGTAGCCCAGCCGGTTTTCCATGTCCTCGACCCAGGCGGGCGAATTCCAGCTGTCGTANCCGACCCAAAACGCCGANATGCCGTACTCTTCTCTGAGCCGGGCGAACCAGTCGGTNACGTACCGATGGTCGATGCGNTTGCCCGGGCAGGGTGTAATCAGGCCCCGCTCAACCCACCGGTCGTATGGGACCTTATCCTCTTTGGCCCGCTGCTCNATGGTGTCGCCGGGCATAAAGCCCTGAACGAGCGCGTAGAGCTGACCGTCAGGACGCATGANCAAGATGGCCGCGGCCGTCAGGTCCGTAGTGGCCGACAGGTCCACNCCGCCGATGGCGTAGGAGTCCCGCAACTCGTCCAGGCTGAACGTCGCCTCGTTGTTGGCCTCTTCGAACGTCAACCATGTGCCCGACGTCGTCTCTCGGACGTTGAAGTCCTTCGTCAGCACGGTGGGCAAGAAATTGCTGTCGTTCTTGGCCCGCTCGACGTTGGCCGCCAGTTCCTCATAGCTCTTGATGGTGCCAAGGCCCGGATTGGCCTTCTCCCAGGCCCGAAAGTCCGTCCACTCGGAGCGGTCGTCCAACTCATACAGGAAGGCCAGGAACCGCTCGTCCTCGACCACACCGTCCAGCACCCGGCAAGCGTAGTCGTAAATGTCGTCGTAGATGCACTCCCGGACGAAGCCGGCCGTCGTAATCATGGCCAGNAGCGGCTGCGTCCNGGCCGTCATCGACTGCCGCATCACGTCATAGAGATTCCGGTCCTTGATGGCGTGCAGCTCGTCGATGATCACACAATGTGAGTTAAGACCGTCAAGGCTATTCGACTCACTGGCCAGCGGCTCGAACTTGCCAAAGGCCACCGGGAAGTACAGGTCCGTCTTGCGCTTCTTCAAGTGCTTCCGCAGCGCCGGCGACTGGCTGACCATGTTGACGGCCTCCGCGAACACGATCCGGGCCTGGTCCCTCTTTGTTGCGACGCAAAATACCTCAGCGCCGCCCTCGCCGTCACCAATGAGCATGTACAACCCGATGCCAGCCAGNAGAGTCGACTTCCCGTTTTTGCGTCCGACCAGCAGGACAAACTCCCGGCACCGTCGATAGC